GCCCACCGACTCTGGTCGCGCGGCGCTGGCCCGCGCGCTGGATGAGGCCAAGGCCAATGGTGTCCCTGTCACCCTGTGGATCGCCGGCGGTGATGGCGCCATGGGTGGCGAGAAGATGAATCTGGACGACGCTGTCCATGCTGCGACCCGCGACCTGATCAAGGCCCGCGCCGGTGAACGCATGGCCGAGTGGAAGGCGCCCAGGTCGTAACGCACTACCAGGAGCCCTCATGGATCGTCCGCAACCACCCACCGCGCACTGGCCGGAGCTTGTGCCGTCGCCCGAGCTTCGGGACTGGGCCATGGACACCTTCGTCCGCGAGGGTGGGAGGCTGCGCAACGAGGACCACATCCACCTGCTCGACGCGGATATCGGTTTCCTCTGGGCCAGGACAGGCTTCGTCAAGGCGAGCCGCCTGGTGCTGGGTCAGGCCGAGCAGGTCGCGTTCCGTGCCGGTGGCTGGCAGAAGGCGAGGGCAGCGCAGCAGATGGTGGAGTGGTTCGGGGGCATCCCGGACTTCCTCATCACCCTGGCTGCCGACTACTGCGCCGAATGCAGCGACGCCGAGTTCTGCGCTCTGGTCGAGCACGAGCTCTACCACATCGCCCAGGAGCTGGATGGCTTCGGTGCTCCAGCGTTCACCCGGGACGGGATGCCCAAGCTCAAGCTGCGTGGCCACGACGTCGAGGAGTTCGTCGGCGTGGTGCGTCGCTATGGCGCCAGCCCGGATGTGCAGCGCCTGGTGGAAGCCGCAAACAGCCGCCCCGAGGTGGAGAAAATCAACATTGCGAGGGCCTGCGGAACCTGTCTGCTCAAGTCGGCTTGACCTCTGACAGACCCTTGACGGAAGTAGAACCATGGCCACCCTGAGCAACGATGTGAAAGCCTTCATCGTTCAGGCCCTGGCCTGTTTCGACACGCCCTCCCAGGTGGCAGCAGCCGTCAAAGAGGAATTCGGGATCGAGGTCAGCCGCCAGCAGTGCGAAAGCCACGACCCCACGAAGTACGCCGGGCGGGACCTGGCCAAGCGCTGGAGAGTCCTGTTCGAGGACACCCGGAAGCGGTTCCGCGAGGAGACCGCCGACATCCCGATCGCCAACCGGGCGCACCGTCTCCGCACCCTGGGCCGTATGGCCGAGAAAGCCGAGAACATGCGCAACCTCGCGCTGACTGCCCAGCTGCTGGAGCAGGCCGCCAAGGAAGTGGGCGACGTCTACGTCAATCGGCCAGCCCGGGAGCCACAAGGCGGATCCGCTAACCTGGCCGACGTGCTCAGCGACCTGATCGGGAAGCTACCGGGATGAACACTGGCAACCTGCTGCTGGATCGTCAGCTCGCCCGCTGGTACCCGTTGAAAGACCACCCGGTACAGCTGGCGCTGATCGCTGCGGTACCGGACGGCATTCGCTTCCCCCTGGTGCCTGCTGGTCGCCGGAGTGGTAAGACGGAACGGTTCAAGCGCTTCCTGGTGAAGCAGGCCAGCGCGGTGGCCGGGCAATACTTCGCCGCGGCGCCGACGCACACCCAGGCCAAGAAAATCTTCTGGGACGACCTCAAGGCTTTCACGCTGTCCTGCGCCCACAAGCGCAAGCCCTCGGAGTCGGACCTGATCATCTACCTGCCCAATGGCAGCGAGATCCATGTCATCGGCCTGGACAAGCCACAGCGGATCGAGGGTATCCCCTGGACGGGCGGCGGCATCGATGAGTTCGCCGACATCAAGCCGGACGCCTGGGAGGCCAACATCCTCCCGGCACTGAACACGGTGAACCCGACCCGGCCCGACTATCGCGCCTGGTGCTGGCTGCTCGGCGTGCCCGATGGCCTGAACCACTACTTCGATCTCTGCTCCCAGGCCGAGTCCGGGCAGGACCCGAACTTCCGAGTGTTCCACTGGAAGTCGGCCGAGATCCTGCCGCCTGACGTGATGGACGCGATGAAGCGCGCCATGTCGGCCAAGCAGTTCAAGCAGGAGTTCGAGGCCAGTTTCGAGACCGCATCCGGGCGGATCTATGAAGACTACGGCAAGCACAACCTGACTGCCGAGACTATCCAGCCGCATGAGCAGCTGATGTGGATGCACGACCAGAACTTCACGCCGCTTTCCTCGGCAATCGGTGTGCGCCGCAACGGCGACGACTTCTACCTGCTGGACGAGATCGTGCTCACCAGCGCCATCTCGCGCCAGGCGGCGGTCGAGTTCGTCGAGCGCTACAAGGGCCACGCCAACAAGCATGTCCTGATCTACGGCGACCCTGCGGGTAAGGCAGGCGAGAAGCATGGCCACGCCTCCGACTACACCGACATCGAGGGCGTGCTCAAGGAGCACGGCTGGCGCTATACCCGCAAGTTGAAGCCGGCCCACCCGGCCATCAAAGACCGCCAGAACGCGGTGCGGGCCAAGATCCTGACCGCTGCCGGCGGCGTCAGCCTGTTCGTCAACGCTGAGACGGCGCCCTGGTGCCACAAGGGCCTCAGCACCGTCCAGCTGCAGGGCGGTTCGACGTTCCAGGAAGACCAGAAAAACCAGTACCAGCACATCACCACGGCAATCGGCTACTGCGTCGATTACGAATGGCCCGCCAAGGGTCGCTTCTCTTACTTGGGCGTTTCCTGATGGGTGTCAAACAGTTCCTCTCCGACAAGCTGGTCAATCTCGTGGCCAACCTGGGCACCGAGCGGGACAAGGCGTCCCATTCGGGCTACCTGGTGTCGACCCTCACGGACCAGCAGCTACTGGCGGCCTACCGCAGCAGTTGGCTGCCGCGAAAGATCATCGACATTCCCGCGCTCGACGCCTGCCGGCGCTGGCGTGGGTGGCAGGCGTCCAAGGAACAGATCCAGGCCATCGAGGCCGAGGAGAAGCGCCTGGCTCTGGTCAAGCGGGTCCACACCGCCATGATCCGCGGCCGCCTGTTCGGTGGCGCCGCGGTGTTCATCGGTACCGGTGAAACGAACACTGCTCTGGAGCTGCGGCCAGATAGCATCGGCCAGGGCGGCGTGAAGTACCTGACGGTCATGAGCCGGCGTCACCTGAGCCCGACCGAGATCGAGCGCGACGTCCAGTCGCCGCGCTATGGAATGCCCAAGGCCTACCGGCTGGCTGGGTCCAGTGTCGACATCCACCCTTCGCGGCTGGTCATCTTCCACGGCGCCGAGCATGCCGACCCTGAGCTGGTCGAGGGTGCTGGCCACGGCTGGAGCGACTCGGTCCTGACATCAGTCATGGAAGCGATCAAGCAGAGCGACGGCACGCTGGCCAACGTTGCCAGCCTGGTGTTCGAGGCAAAGGTCGACGTCATCAAGATCCCGGATCTCATGCACAGCCTGGAGGATCCTCGCTTCGAGAAGCTGCTGCTGGAGCGCCTGCGGTTGGCCGCCATGGCCAAAAGCATCAATGGCGCGCTGATGCTGGATGCCGGGGAGGACTACCAGACCAAGACAGCCAACTTCAGCACGCTGCCGGACATCATCGACCGCTTCCTGCAGAACGTGACCGGTGCAGCGGACATCCCGGCAACCCGGTTCCTCGGCCAATCCCCAGCTGGGCTCAACGCCAGCGGGGAGTCGGACCTGCGCAACTACTACGACCGGATCCAGTCCGGCCAAGAACTGGAAATGCGGCCCGCCATGTCGGTGCTGGACGAGTGCCTGATTCGCTCAGCGCTGGGCAGCCGGCCCCCTGAGATCCACTACATCTGGAACAGCCTGTGGCAGCCCACGGCGACGGAGCGCGCCACCATCGGCAAGACCGTGGCAGACACCATCAAGGTGATCAAGGACACCGGCCTGTTCCCCGAGGCCGCGCTCTCCCGTGCTGCCGAGACGGCATTGGTTGAGTTCAGCGTCCTGCCCGGCCTGGAGGCAGCCATGGAGGAGTACGGCGAATCGCTGCCAGACGAGGAGGGTGGCAACGCTGATCCAGAGGGCGACGACCAGGGCAATCCGGAGCCCGAACCTACCACCTGAGGCACCCATGAAAATCACTGATTCCGTCTTACTCGGCGATACCCGGCTGAGCGATTCCGGCTACCTGGAAGCTTTTGCCCGCACCGCGCGCACCGGCATCCAGCAGTACCTAGGCAGCGAGGTCGGCCGCCCTGACCTGCAGGTGGTGAACGTCTACCGCGACGAGGCCGAGGTTTTCTCTAAGGCCGCGCTGCAGACGTTCTCCAAGATCCCCGTCACTGATGACCACCCGGGCCAGCCGGTGACCGCCGAGAACTGGCGCGACGTGGCTGTGGGTACCACCGGCGACGAGGTCCTGCGCGACGGCGAATACCTGAAGATCGGCCTGAAGATCACCGATGCCCGCGCGGTGAAAGCCGTGCAGGCCGGCAAGCGCGAGCTGAGCGTCGGCTACAGCTGCGAGCTGGTGTGGGAGGACGGCGTAGCCCCTGATGGCACGCCGTTCCAGGCCAGACAAACCCAGATCACGGCTGACCACGTTGCCATCGTGCAGCGTGGCCGCGCCGGGAGCAGAGCGCGCATTGGCGACGCGTGGGGCGCAGCCCCAATCACCAAAGACCACAAACCCCAAGAGGAACCCCCCATGACCCTGAAGACGGTTACCGTCGACGGCATCCCGGTTGAAGTAACCGACCAGGGCGCCGTAGTCATCACCACGCTGCAACAGCGCCTGGCCGACTCCGGCAAAGCACTGACCGATGCGCAAGCGGCCCATGTGACCGCTATCGCCGCGAAGGACGACGCCTTGGCCCGCAAGGATGCTGAGATCGACGACCTGAAGGGCAAGCAGCTGACCGACGCCCAGATCGATGCCCGCGTCGTGGCTCGTGCTGACCTGCTCACCACCGCCAAGTCCATCGCCGATGCCGACTACACCGGCAAGAGCGATTCCGAGATCCGCAAGGCGGTCGTGATCGCCAAGCTGGGTGATGCGGCGATCGCCGGCAAGCCTGAGGCCTACATCGAAGCCCGCTTCGACATCCTGAAGGATGAGGCCCGCAAGGATCCCGTCCGCCAGCACATGCTGAACCAGGACGGCCAGTTCCAGAACCCCCACGACAACGGCCAGGCAGCCTACGAGACCCGCCTGACTGATGGCTGGAAAGGAGGTGCCAAGTAATGCCGACCATCCAATCTGCATACAGCGAAAACATCCGCGCCAGCGTGCCGGGCCATATCCCGGACATGACCCACGCCGATCTCGTCTCCCGCACCGTCCAGGACGCAGCAGGCCTGGCGTTTGGCGTGCCGGTGTTCCAAGGCGCCACGGACAAGTCGGTCCGCGCCGTCATCAACGGCGACACCGCGGCGAAGTTCGTCGGCGTCAGCGTCTTGGATCGCTCGGCCAGCGGCCCCAACGGGTTCGTCCAGTACGAATCCGCGCGGATCCTGCTCACTGGCCCCGTCTGCGTCACTGCCGCCGTTGCGGTGGTAGCGGGTGACCCGGTCACCATCACCGCCGCCGGCGCCTTCAGCAACACCGGTGGCATCACTGTTCCGAACGCACGCTGGGACACCAGCGCCGCGGCCGGCGCCGTCGCCAACATCTTCATCAAGTAAGGAGCGAACATGCGCGCCCCCTTCAAGCTTATGGACGCCCAGGCCGCTCTGGCCTTCGTGATCTCCCAGACCTCGTACATCGAGCGCCAGGTCAACGAGATCGTCTATCCCGACATCCAGTATCCCGGCCTGGTGCCCGTGGACACCTCCGCCGATCCCTGGGCCAAGACCGTCACCTACTACTCCTCGGACAAGTACGGTAAGGCAGGCTGGATCAACGGCAACGCCGACGACATCCCGCGTGCAGGCACCGAGCTGGGTAAGTTCGAGACCCAAATCCATACCGCAGGTATCGGCTACGGCTACGGCCTGGAAGAGATCAGCCAGGCCGCCATGGTCGGCTACAACCTCGACGCCGAGGATGCCAAGGCAGCTCGCCGGGCTTTCGAGGAGATGGTCGACCGTGTCGCGCTCTACGGCGATGCCGAAAAAGGCTTCTACGGGATCACCAACGCACCGGCTGTTCTGGCTGGCTCCGCCACCAACGGCAACTGGCTGACCAGCACCTCGGACAAGATCCTGCAGGACGTCAACAACGCCCTGACCGGTCAGGCCCAAGGAACGCTGTTCACCACCATCGCAGACACTCTGCTGCTGCCCTATGACCGCTGGAGCGCTATCAGCACCCGCATGGTCACGGAGCTGTCGACCCAGACGATCCTGGGATGGCTGCTGCAGAACAACATCTACACCGCCAGCACGGGTCGCCCGCTGACCATCCGCGCTCTGCGTGGCCTGGACAAGGGCGGCGCTGGTGGTACTGCCCGGATGGTCGCCTACCGCCGCGACCCTTCGGTGGTGAAGTTGCACATGCCGATGCCCCACCGCTTCCTGCCGGTGTTCCAGGCCGGTCCGCTGCGCTTCGAGGTGCCCGGCATCTTCCGCCTGGGCGGTGTCGACGTTCGCCAACCCCTCCAAATGCGTTACATCGACGGGATCTAAGGAGATCGCCATGCCTGTAGTCACCAACACCAGCACCACCCCCATTGGCCTGCCGGATGGCGGCGTCATCGGTCCCAAGCAGCAGCTGGACGTGGACAACTGGGACGACATCAAGGACCGGGTGAACCTGGCCCATTACGTCCGCATTGGCGTGCTGACTGTCGAAGGCGGCCAGGTCGACGGCGATGGCTCCTCGGTGGAAGACATCGAGAAGCAGGACCTTCTGGCCAAGCTGAAGGCCTTCGGCGTCACCGCCGGCGCCAATAGCAAGGTCGAGACCCTGCGCCAGAAGCTGGCCGACGCCCAGGAAGCCCAGGAGCGCGAAGCTGTCGTCTCCGCGCTGCAGGCCAAGAACGTCGAGTTCGACGCCAAGGCCAAGCTGGACGACCTGAAGAAGCTGCTCGCCGACCAGCCGCAGTAACACCCCGGGCGGTTCGCCGCCCACCTATTTGAGATCGACGCCATGGCAGACTTTTACGGCTCCCTGCTGGGCGCCGACGCCTATCACGCCGCCCGCGCCAACACCGGCTGGGCGGGTGACAACGACCACAAGCTGGCCGCGCTGCTGCGGGCGTCCGTCTACATCGATGGCCGGTACCGGAAGCGCTACCCATCCGGCCGCTGGGCCTCCCTGTTCCCTGGCGAGAAAGCCCAGGGCAGGGCCCAGGTCCGCGAATGGCCGCGGACCGACGCCCAGGACTATACCGGGGCCACCATCAGCGCCACCGAGGTCCCGGCCGAGGTCGAACAGGCCACCTACGAGGCCGCGCTGCGCGAGTTGGCCACCCCGGGCAGTTTGAGCCCCGACTTCGTGGCCACCAGCCTGGTCAAGAGCGAGAAGCTCGGGCCGCTGGAGACCACGTTCGCGGTACCGGACGCCAGCGCGCCAGGTGCGGCGCCGACCCGGCCAGTTATCACCCTAATCGACGAGATCATCGCCCCGGTGCTGGTCGCCCGCTACGAGCTGCCCGCCATGGTGGTGGTGTGAACGAGGCCGAGATCCTGGCCGCGATGGATGGCATGACGCCAGCCCTGCAGCGCGCCTACCTGGACCAGATCCGGGCCACGGTGGACGCAGCGACCATCGTCGAGGTCGAGCGCCTGATCGCGCAGCAGGACGACCAGGGCCTGGTTGCCACCCTGGCGCTGGGCGCCTTCGCCGCGCTGCTGGAGGTGATCCGGACGACCTACATCAAGGGCGGCACCCTGGTGGTGATCAAGATGCCAGGCGGGCGCCGGGTCCAGTTCGACCAGCATGCGCCGGCCGCGCAGCAGTGGCTCACCCAGAACGCCACCGACCTGACCGCCACGATTGCCCGGGAGCAGGCCGAGGCCATCCGGGTGATCACCGCAGCAGGCCGCGCCGCCGGTAGCACGCCGCGCCAGATCGCCCTGGACGTAGTGGGGCGCCTGAATCCCAGAACCGGCCTACGGGCTGGCGGTGTGCTCGGCCTGTCGGCACCCGAAGCCCAGGCCATCGTCAGCACCCGCGACCAGCTCAGCAGCGGCGTCGCCGAACGCATGCGCCAGTACCTGGCCAAGGCCGACCGCGACCAGCGCCTGGACGGCATCGTCCACCGCGCCATCCAGCTGCAGAAGCCAGTGGCCACCGCGGATGTCCAGAAGATCGCCACGGCCTACGCCGACCGCAAGGTCAAGGCCCACGCGCTGCTCGTGGCCAAGGCCCAGGCCCACGAAGCCCTGAACGCCGGCTTCAACCGCCTGCACGCGCAACTGCTGGAAGGCCCGTTTCGCCCGGTGAGCGTGGAGAAGATCTGGCGCAACAAGGGCGACCTGCGCGTCCGCCATGCCCACGTCACCCTGGGCGGCGTGCGGGTGGGATTCAACCAGCCGTTCCAGTCGCCCACCGGCGCGCGGCTGAACTATCCCGGCGACAAGACGCTGGGCGCTTCCTGGGCCGACCTGGCGAACTGCCGGTGCACAGTCTCCTATCGAGTGACCTGGAAATGACCGACATTCACGACCGCGGCCGGGCCATGGCCATCCGCATGCTGGCGCCGCGCCCGCAAGGCAAGGGCATGGCGCTGGTGCTCACCCAGGCCACGCACGGTGCCTACGATCCCGTCGCCGGCGGCTCGGTCACCGGCTCCAAGGCCTACGACGGCTCGGGCCTCCGCTACAGCTACAACCAGGACGAGATCGACGGCACCGCAATCCAGCAAGGCGACGTAAAGCTGCTGGTGTCGCCCGTGCAGCTGGCCGGCGCCGATCTGCCGAAGCCTGCCACCGGCGACACCGTCCGCTTCGATGGCGTGCTCTACCGCGTGATCAACGTGGAGGCCTGGAACTTCGCTGGCGTCGACTGCGGCTACGAGGTCCAGGGGAGGGCGTAGGTCATGGGCAGGCAGCACCACATGACGGCGCGCTATGGCGACCTGTCCGGCGACTTCGAGGCGGATCTGGATCAGTTCCGGCTGCAGGCGCTGGCTGCCATCGAGCAGACCATCCAGGACATCGTGATCCAGATCGGCGAATCACTGATCAACCTGAGCCCGGTGGATACCGGGCTGTTCAAGGCGAACTGGCAGTTCACCATTGGCGCGCCGGCGAACAGCAGCCTGATCGACACCGACAAAGAGGGCGACGCGACGATAGCCAAGCTGATCGCCGCGGCGAACGCGCTGGAGCCCGGCCAGGTGGCCTACATCGTCAATACCCTGATCTACGCGATCCCACTCGAATACGGCCACAGCCAGATGGCACCGAACGGCATGGTCCGCCTGACCATTGCCGAGTTCGAGCGGATCGTCGCGGAAGCCGTCGCGAGGAACGCCGTATGAGTCATGCACTGGCACGCCAGGCCATCGAGACCAAGCTGGCGGCCTGGGCCACGGCGAGGGGAATCGGGGTGGCCTATGGCGTCGACCCCTTCAAGCCGCAGACCGATCAACCGTACCTGCGCGCTTTCCTGCTGCCATCCAGCACAACCTGTCGCTACCTGGGCACCGATGCCCTGGAATACCGCGGCATCTATCAAATCAGCGTGGTGACGCCGAAGGGCCAGCCGCAGAGCGTCCCCGAGGGCCTGATCGCCGAACTGAATGCCCTGCTGCCGCTGGACTCCTTCCTGGACCAGGGCGCATTCGAGGGCCAGGTGGTCGAGCCGCTCGCCCAGGGTCCGGTGATCCTGGAGGACGCCGTCTATACCATCCCCGCCACCCTGACCTATCAGGGCAGCGCCTCGACGTAGGTGCACCATGTCGAACATCATTCCGCTGCCCAACGGCACGACGGTTTTCGTCTCCACCAGCATCAGTGCCGAGACCATGCTGGTGCCGGAGCCATCGGATAGCAGCTGGGTCGAGGTGAAGAAGGTCACTGGCTCAGGCCTGAACCCTTCTGGCGGCGAGGAGAAATGGTCGTCCTATCAGCCGCTCGCCGGCTACGAGGACGTCCGATTCCCCACCGGTCGCAGCCTCCATGACATCGCGCTGCAGATCCAAGACGACCCCGAGTCGACCCACGCAACGCTCATCACCAGCGCCCGAGACGTCCAGCGCCTGCTGGCCTGGCAGATCCGGCTGCCGTCTGGCGCCCTGATCACGTTCCCGGCCTACGCCACGGGCGGGTACATCCCGACCCTGATCCGCAACGAGCTGCTGGCGGTGACCTTCACCCTCGGCCTCACCGCCATGCCGAAGCGCCGACGCCCGGCCTGAGGCGAACACCCTCCGCCCGGAGGAACCCCCCGAGACAGCCCGCCGAGTGCGGGCTTTTTCATTTCTAGAGAGGACAGCCTCAATGGCAACCCGCATCCCGCTTCCCAACGGCTCCATCATCCAGGTCGCCAACACTCTGTCGGCAGCCAAGACCGTCACCGCGATTACCAACGCCGTGCCCGCGGTGGTCACCTCGACCGCTCACGGCCTGCAAAACGGCGACATCGTCATGCTGACCTCCGGCTGGAGCAAGCTGGACAACCGCGTCGCGCGCGTCGCTGGCGTGACCACCGATACCTTCCAGCTGGAAAAGGTCGATACCTCTAACCTGCAGCTCTACACCCCGAACGGCGGTGCCGGCAGCTTCAGCAAGGTGATGACTCGTTCCGAGATCACCAAGGTGACCGACTTCACCACCAGCGGCGGCGAGCAGCAGTTCCTGACTGTCGGCTACCTCAGCGAGGACGACGACCGCCAGTTCCCCAGCAACCGCAACCCCATGAGCATCTCCATTCCGGTCCAGGACGATCCCGACGCGCCCTACGTCGCGGTGGTCGAGGGCTACCAGGAAGCGAAGCTTGGCACCGTGCTGTTCGTAGTCCTGCCCGGCGGCGGCCTGATCCTGATCCCTGGCTCGATCAGCATCACCCAGCTCCCCACCATGGGCCGTAACCAGCTGATGACCCGCACCATCAGCTTCGCCCTGTCCAGCCGCAGTACCCGCTACACCGCCTAACCGGCGGTGTGGTACCCCCTCTTTCCCTTCGGAGCCCAGTAAATGGCCAAGATCAGCATCAAGCAGAAACCCACCTTCCAGCGCGAAGTCGAGATTCCTCGCCTCGGCGACAAGCCCATCAAGGTTGCTTTCACCTTCAATTTCCATGACCGGGCGAAGGTCGCCAAGATGATCGACGCGGAGATCCTGCACGCGCAGAAAGTTGCCGAGCAGCTCGCTACCAACGGCGTCAGCGCCGCCGACATCGCTACCGAGGTCGAGGAATTCCAGGTTTCCTACCTGACCAAGATCGTGGCCGGCTGGGGCTTCGAGGAGGAGTTCAACGAGGAGAATCTCCGCGAGCTCGTCCGGAACTGGGACGCCATCCCCGCGGCCATCATCAGCACCTACAAGGGTGCGTACCAGGCGGCGCGCGAGGGAAACTGACCGAGGTCGCCCACCTGCTCTACGTGACCACCGCCAGCACCGAACAGCTGACGGCACTAGGCTTCCTCCCCGAGGACATCGAGGAGGAGGTGATCGAGATATGGGCGGCCAATGAGCAGTCGTTCGCGGTGTTCGAGGGGATGATGACCCAGTGGCGCACCGGCATGGGCGGCGCCACCGGCCTGGATTACAGCGCCGTACCAGTGGTCATGGACATGGTCGGCGTGAAGGGCAAGCGCCGGCGCCGGGAAGTGTTCCGGGACGTCAGGGTCATGGAGAAGGAAGCCCTGCGCACGATGGCGGAAAATCGTGAGGAGTAATGCTTACGAATGTTTCGCATTGGACCTAGTGGACGTCCACTGCGTCTTCAAAAAGCCCTAGGACGGTGCTCGCCGCGAAGCGAAGCGGCCGGTACCATGGTGCTCCACAATAGGAGCGCCGCCATGCCACGCATGTCCATTTACGATGAGAATGATGAACCTGTGTACGTTGGTGAGGCGGTCGAACCTACAGGATCTGACCCGTCTTTTACTGTCGCTTTTGGTTCCGACAGTCCTGGATATGCGCTGATGCGGCAAGCCGCAGACGACCGCAGAAACCACAACTACACCTTTGGCCTTGAGTCCCAAGGCAAGACAGCTCTCTTTGAGGGGAAAGTGTTTTCATTCAAGAAGTCGAACGGGGTTGTCACTTCTCGCATCATCTTCGACTTTAGACGGTAAGGTGATCTTCTCCCCCGACCCGGGCCGCTTGAACAGACATCCTTAACTATCAAGCTGCCCGAATCTGGGCAGCCACATGAAACCCGCTACGGCGGGTTTTTTATTGCCCGGAGAAAAGCATGACCGGACCCTCCATCGCGCAACTCGGCATCCGCGTAAATTCCGAGGAGGCCGACCAGGCCTCTGATGCGCTGGACAAGCTTGTCCAGTCCGGCGCCCGCACCGCCCAGGAGATGGCGGCGCTCAACCTCAAGCAGCGCGAAGCCGCGAAGTCTGCCGGCGATACCGCCCGGGCGATGGGGGAGGTGGCGCAATCCGCCAACCGCGCCAATGCTGAACTGGCCGCGCTGAACCTCAAGCAGCAGTACGCCGCCCAGGTCCTGGGTGACCTTGCCAAATCGTCGGGCCTGACCGTCACCGAGCTGCGGGAGCTGAATGCTCAGCAGCGCCAGACAGCACAACTCCTGCAGAACCTGGGCACCGTGGTAGGCCAGTCCACGGCCGAAATTCGCGCGATGACCTTCTCGCTGCAGGCCGCCGCCGCGCAGAACCAGGCGGTGGCCGCCACCGCGCCCAAGACCACGCGCGCCATCAAGGAGCAGGGCGATCAGGTTGCGCGTCTGCTCGGCCAGATCGACCCCACCGTCGCGGCCCTGGACCGCCTGGATGCCCAGCAGCGCAAGCTCCAGAGCTTCAAGAAGTCCGGCCTCATCGATGCCGACACCTTCGAGCAGTACAACAGCAGGCTGGAGCAGACCCGCGCTGGGCTGGGCAACTTCGACACCCAGCTCGAACGCACCGGCATGTCCGCCAAGGCCACCGCCGCGGCAATGCGTGGTGTCCCTGCCCAGCTGACCGACATCGTCGTCAGCCTCCAGGGTGGCCAGGCGCCACTGACCGTCTTCCTGCAGCAGGGCGGGCAGCTGAAAGATATGTTCGGCGGCATAGGCCCTGCCGCGCGTGCCTTGGGCGGGTATGTTCTGGGGCTGGTGAACCCCTTCACCCTGGCAGCCTCTGCGGTGGCAGTGCTCGGCGTGGCCTATTACCAGGGCAGCGAGGAATCCGAACGCTACGCCAAAGCGCTGATCCTGACCGGCAACGCCGCGGGCACCTCGGTGAACCAGCTGGCAGGCATGGCCGAGCGGATGGCCGAGGTTCGTGGCACCACCGGCCAGGCGGCCGAAGCACTGACCCTGCTGGCCAGCACCGGCAAGGTTTCCGCCGAGAATCTGGAGCGCATCGGGTCTGCCGCGACGTCATTCTCCAGCGCCACCGGCACCGCCATTGCCGACGTGGTCCAGCAGTACGCCGAACTCGGCAAGTCCCCGGTGGAGGCTTCGCGCAAGCTCAATGAGCAGTATGGCTACCTGACCACCGCGGTCTATCAGCAGATCACCGCACTGGTTGAGCAGGGCCGTATCCAGGAAGCCGCGTCGCTGGCGCAGCAGACTTTCGCAGACGCCCAGGAGCAGATGGCGTCGAAGGTCCGCCAGAACCTGGGGACGCTGGAATCCGCCTGGAACAGCCTCGGCTCCGTGGCCAAAAAGGCCTGGGACGCGATGCTGGGCATCGGTCGCGACACCACCCTCGAAACCAAGATTTCCCAGCTGACCGCGTTCATCGAGAAGCGCAAGAATCTGGGTGGCTACGACAACACCGCCTACGAGCGCCAGCTGGCCACGCTGAAGGAACAGCTCACCGTCCAGCAACAGCAGGCCGCGGAGCAGGGCCGGCAGCGCCAGAGCGAAAATGCGGGCATCGAGGCGGCGGTCAAGGTCAAGGCCTTGACCGAGGCCACGCTCACCAACGAGCAGAAGCGGAACAAGGAGAAGAAGGAGTATCTGGAGTGGGTGCGGCAGATCAAGGCCGTCGACCCGAACTCCGACCTGGTCGCCCAGGCCAACGTGGACAAGGTCCTGGCGAACATTGCCGAGAAGTACAAGGACGCCAAGACCCCGAAGATCAAGGCGCCCGCACTCGACACTGAGTCGCTCAATCAGCTGCAGAACGATCTGAAGCTGGTGGTCGGCGAATACGACTCGGCCGAGAAGAAGATTGAGGCCCTGGCGCGCGCCGGGCTGATCAGCCAGTCCGATGCCTACCAGCAGCGGGCTGCCCTGCTGGACAAGGAGCGCGGCAAAGTCGAGGAGGCCTATGGCGCCCAGATCGCCGCCATCGAGAATCTCCAGGGCCGGTCCAATCTGTCGGCCCAGCAGCGCATCCAGCTGGCCAACCGGCTCAGCGACGTGCAGGCCGCGCAGACCAAGGCGCTCGCCGATCTCGACACCAAGCGGGCCACGCTGCAGACCGAAGAGGAGGGCCGGCTCCGCAAGCTGACCCTGGCCTCGGACGCCTACACGGCGTCGCTCCAGGCCCAGGTGGAAGCGCTGCGTCTGCAAGGCGAACGTGCTGTCGCAGCCGTCGGCATGGGCAAGGACCAGGCCGCGCTCTACGACCAGCTCAACCGGCTCAACGATCGCTACATCGAGGACCTGAAGGCGCTCAATCGCCAGCGGGACGAAGGATCGATCAGCGCCGAGACCTACGCCAAGCGGGAGCAGGAGCTCCGCGAGAACCAGATCGCCCTGGCGAAGCAGGTGCAGGACAACTACGCCCAGCTCCAAGTGGCCCAGTCGAACTGGGCCAGCGGTGCCCAAGGCGCCTGGCAGGACTACCTGAGCAACGCCCGCAACGTCGCCGGCCAGACCCGCGATGCCTTCACCGGCGCGCTGAAGGGCATGGAGGATTACCTCCTGTCCTTCATCACCGGGACCAAGGCCTCGTTCAAGGACCTGGTGCGCTCGATCATCGCGGACTTCGCCAGGATCCAGCTCAGGCAGGTCATCAGCGGCATCGGTGGCGGCAGTAGCGGTTCCGGTGGTCTGGTCGGCATGGCCAGCAGCCTGTTCGGTTACAGCAGCACCGGCGGCAACGGCGGCAGTGGCTCGGGCATCTCCAACGGCCTGAGCCTGGTGGATACCGGCCTCAAGGCCTACAACTTCCTCACCGGTACCGGCGCCAATCTGTATGGCGCCTACCAGGCCGGCGGCCTCACCGGCGTCTACAACTACGGCGCGAACGCCATCTCCAGCTATTTCGGAGGGGCGGCTGCCAATGCCGGCGCGAATGCCGCGGCGTCCATCGGCGCGAACGCGGCAACCAACACCGGCTATGCCATCGGCCAGAACGTGGTCGCCGGCCAGGTCGGCAGCGCCACCTACGCCGGTGCGACGGGTACCGCTGGCAGCGCCGCGGCATCAACGGGTCTTTCGGCCCTGGGTGCTGCTGGCTACGGCATCGGCGGCGCTATCGCCGGCTACCAGGCCGCAGGCGTGAAGGGTGCGGCGACCGGTGCCGCTGGCGCCATCGGCGGCGCCTACCTGGGCACCATGATCCTCCCGGGGATCGGCACGATTATCGGCGCCGCGCTGGGCAGCCTGCTCGGCAGCTCGGTGTGGGGTGGCGACTGGATCACCAAAGACAACGGCCTCGCCCTGGGCGTCACCGGCGGCAACTTCGACGGCGCCTCGTTCGAGTACCAGAAGAAGAAGGGCGGGCTGTTCGGCAAGAACAAGAAGCGCACCAACCTCACGGCGCTGGATGCGGCCACCGAGGACGCGCTGCAGGACACATACGACACCACGGAAGAGAGCGTCGAGACGCTCTACAAGAAGCTCGGCGTGCAGCTGAATGACGGCGTGCTGAGCGGCCTCACCCTGGGCCGGACCCAGATCAGCACCAAGGACAAGACCCAGGAGGAGATCCAGAAAGAGATCACCGCCTGGTTCGCGACCGTTGCCGACTCGATGACCGTGGCCATCAACGATGCGACCGGCGCCGGCCTGGGCGGGTACAAGTTCGAGGCCCTGACGAACTTCGTCAACAACCTCTACAGCGTCAACGATGCAATCCGCTACCTGAACCTCGGCCTGTTCGAGACCAGCGTGGCGGGCGGCAAGCTGGCGGAATCGATGTCTGCGGCATCTGGCGGTCTCTCGAGCCTGCAGCAGAACGCGGCCGGCTACTACCAGAACTTCTTCACCGATGCGGAGAAGGCCGACGACACCATGTCCGAGGCCGTCCGCCAATTCGGCCTGGTGAATATCACGCTGCCGGCCACCCGGGACGGATTCCGGGACCTGGTCAAGTCGATGGACAAGACCACGGAAGCCGGCCAGGCGCAGATCGCCACGCTGCTCGCGCTCCAGGGCCAGGCCGACGCCTACTACGACGTGCTCGAACAGCGGCTGCAGCAGGCGACCCAGGCCCTGGCCGAGGCGCAGGCAGCGATGCTGAGCGGGGCCATGGCCACGCTCCAGCGGGCGGCGAAGCGAGAGCAGGATGCCCTTGCCGATGCCTACGCGGCGCGCACCGCGTCGCTGAACGCCAGCCTGGCAACCTCGCAGTCGGCGGTTTCCTCGCTGACCTCGATGGCTACCAACCTGACCTCGGCGCTCCGCACGCTGCAGGGCCAGAGCGATGCCGCGACCTCCGTGCTCTACGGGCAGGCCACGGCAACTCTCGAGTCCGCCGCGGCGATCGCTCGTGCCGGCGGCAGCCTGGCGAACTTCCAGGGGCTGGACCAGGCGGTCTCCACCGTCGCCGGGAACAGCGCTGGCCGCTACACCGACTGGCTGTCGTTCGCGCGTGATCAGGGCCGCTCCACCGCTCTGATCAACGAGCTTTCGATCACCGCCGGTGACCAGCTGACCAACGCCGAGAAGAGCGTCAAGAGCCTCCAGGACCAGCTCGATCTGAGCAAGAAGGCCTATGACTTCCAGGTCAAGGCCATCCAGTCCCAGCTCGATCTGGCGCAGGCGCAGCTGGACGGCATCAACGGCATCGACAACACGCTGATCAGCCTCGCCGAGGCCCTGAAGCAGTTCAGCGAAGCCGTGGGCGTGGCGCGGCCTGGCGGTACCGGCGCGGTCAATGCCGACAGCCTGATCGACGCTGCCTACAAGGCGGTGCTCGGCCGGGCGCCGGACAAGGCAGGGGCGGATTACTGGAAGCAGCAGCTGGGCAGCGGAAGCCTGAACAGCAACAACCTGGCGAACGCGATCAGCCAAGCCGGTGCTGCGAACGGCGAATCCATCAAAACGGCGTACCAGAACATCCTGGGCCGCGCGCCGGATGCTGCGGGCCTGGCGTACTGGCAGCAGCAGGTGGCCGCCGGGAACATCTCCGACCTCAATGCGGCTATCCGTGCCGCGGCGATGGCCAATGGGCAGATTCCGGCGTTCGCCAGCGGTGGCCAGTACCTTGGGGGCAAGGCGCTCGTGGGCGAGCAGGGACCCGAGATCATCGATTTCGCCCAGCCCGGCTACGTCTACAACGCCCGCCAGACCGCAGGGATGCTATCCGAGGTCGACCTCAGCCGCGTCGTCGCGCTGCTGCAGCAGATCCTCAGCGCCACCGGTACCGGGAACGATCGCCTGTTCTGGGTCGTGGACAACACCCGGAAGACCGCGGCGAACACCCAGGTACTCCGCAACCAGGCTGCTGCTGAAGGAGCCACAGCATGATGATGATCAAGCCGGTGGGCATTACGCCGGCGAACCTCTACTCCAGCGTGCCGGAGACGGATGCTCCGGCCTGGGTGGCGGGGACCTACAAGAAGGGAGACCGGGTCATCCAGAACCACCACGTGTTCGAGTCCTTGGTCGACACCAACAACGTTGAGCCGGCGAAGGACAGCGCCACGGCGCCGAAGTGGCTGGACACGGGCGCCACCAACCGCTGGAGGATGTTCGATAAGTCCGCCGGCCAGGTGATCACCCAGGCCAGCGGCCAGGTGCAGCGGCAGGTCACGCTGCTGGGCACCCTCACGTCGAACCCCACCAGTATCGAGGTCGACATCACGCCAGGTTCGGTGGTGAACGCCCTGGCGCTGTTCGGCCTGTCGGGGTACCAGGCGACCATCACGATGACCGACCCCGTGGACGGGGTGGTCTACGGGCCGAAGGTGGTCAGCCTGGTCGATCCGGCAGCCGGCGACATGTGGGAGTGGCTGTTCACCTCCGTAGAGCGCGTGGATGCCTTCGCCCTGACCGATCTCCCGGCCTACGGCACAGCCCGGATCCACATCCTGGTGGAGGCGGGCGCCGGCGGCACCGCTTCCTGCTCCATGGCGGTGGCTGGCCAGGTTGTCACCCTGGGCATGGCTCTCATGGGGGCGCAGTTCAGCATCACCGACTTCAGCACGAAGGAGAAGGACACCTTCGGGAACGACTACGTGACCGAACGAGGCTACAGCTACAACGTCACGTACCCGATTTCCATCCCTGACGGCCAGGTCACCAGCTTCCGGCGCCTGCTCACCCAATACCTCACGCGGCCCGCCGTCTTCATCGGCGACCTGAAGCGCGAGTGGACCCTCATTTACGGCCGGTTTGGCGACCTCAACGTGGTCTGCCCCAACGGCAAGTATTCCGAATGCACCCTTGAAGTAGGAGCGCTCATCTGATGGCCCTTCCAACCATCCGCAAACCCACTGTGGCGCCTAACCGGGCAATGGCCCGCGACGTCTATCCGGTGGTGGCTGACCAATGGGCGGCCTCCATTGGGCCGTTCACCGATGACCTCATTGTTGCCATCAGCTGGATGGGCCAGCAGGTCACGGACGTGGCCGACTACAAGGACCAGGCGATCGCCAGCGCCAAGGCCGCAGCGAAGTCGGTCGAGGATGCAGCTGTTCAGGTGAAGCTGGCGACTGACCAGGCCACAGCATCCAGGGGCTACTCGGAGTCGGCAGCGAGCACCTATGCGTCGATGCAGGTACTCGCTGGCGCGCTTCAGTCCGCCGCTGGCTTGCCAGCAATGGACGGCAAGCTGGGCTATTTCATGCAGGTCGGCTTCGATGGCCGGGTGCGTTGGCAGAAGCTGCAAAGCATCGGTGACGTCATCACTTCGGTGGCACCCCCCGATTCGTCTTGGATTCCAGACAGCGCCCGATACGCACAGAGCTTGTATCCAGAACTCTTTGCCAAGGTCGGCATAACTGCTACAGACGACACGCTCAACCTTTCCAAATACAACGCTACCATTGTCGTTGGCGCTAGCTCGCCGAGCGGTCGTCAGTATACCTTCGGTAAGAATGGCGTAGTGCTTTGCGCTTCATATCAGGGGTATATCTTCCGTTCGACAGACTCCGGTATAACTTGGAATGACACCGCAACTGCATTCTATGCAAACGGTCAAAATCCCATCGGTGTTGCATACGATCCTATAAACGAAACGTTTATTTTCATTTGCAATCAAGGTGCGATGTACCGGTCTACGGATCAAGGTGTCACTTGGACGAAGGTGGCAACTCTGCCGGGCAATTGGAACAACTATTCGTTGCTCAATATCATCAATGCCGGTTCTAAGAACTGGTTTATAACTAGCACCAGCGATCCGGGAAACATCGCGCAATCCACTGACGGTGGTCTGACGTGGACTCTGGTTAAAGGTCACGGCAATGGCGCCAATAATGTCAAATGGCTAACTTGGGATGGCACATATCTTTATGGTCATCTGGTCAATAATATCGGGCGCAGTTCCAATCTCGGTGATACCTGGGATGTGATAAATGTACCCGCGCCATACCTCGGAGGTGGTCAGGCAGGTGGCCCTCTGACCATGGGCAAGATTGGCTCGAACGGCAAGGCTCTGATATTCGGCCTGACCTATTCCTATCAGATAGGGAATAACGTATATCAGCACTGGGGCTTTTATTACAGTACTGACAATTTGAATACTTTGACATGGATTCCCGTGTCGCCGATCCAGACCGTCAATAATACATCCCTCAATATGAATCCCGGTGACCTTTATCTAGACAGATTCGGAGTCGCTCTGATGCCGGAAATTAACCGTGCCAATTGGCTATGGCGAGTTTCCGGGGTTGGGGTTCCTGGTAAAGCTCCGGTCGTTGACGTTATCAACTCGATCCTAACCGGCTCGTCGGCGGGTACCACCGTCACATCAGACAACCAAAGTCTTTGGCTAGTCGGCTTCAACAATAACCTTAAACGGATCACGCCGGCGTATGACCCTAAAACGTTCTTCGCATTGCCGCGCATAACGCCGTGTGAGCCGCCCTTTAACAACTACGTCAAGGCGAAATTGCAATGAGTGATGACACTGACGCACCGGTCCCTGAGACCATAAAGGGGTGGTTGTTCGACGGCTTCGGCAACTTCACTGAAGAACGTGACTTCGACCCCTATGGTGGTTTCCCGAATAACGTAACCCTCACACCTCTGCCGGAGATTCCAGAAGGTAAGTTCGCTGTCTGGAATTACAGTTACTGGGAAATCCACGACGAAAAGGTTGTGCCTGCACCTCCGCCGCCGCCTCCGCCTCCGCAGATGTGGCAAGTTGACCAGGAGCGAGACCGCCGTGTTTCCCTGGGCTTCGTCTTCAACGGCAAGGCTTTCATGACCGAGAGCCAAAGCCAGATCGACGACATCTTGGGCAAAATGACCGATTCGCTGGCGGCCATCCTCGTCGACGGAGCAGTGCCTGGCGACTTCCACTGGGCAAGCCCTGACTACGAATTCGCCTGGAGCGCCGCGGATGGGACTCTCGTGCTGATGGATGCCCATACATGCCTGGAGTTCACCCGGGCGGCAGTGCGCCGCAAGACAGCTCTGGTGGCTGCCGGCCTGGTGCTCAAGGCAATGGATCCCATCCCGCAGGACTATTGGCAGGACCAGTACTGGCCGCCGATGGACGCCACCGCCAAGGCTTCCCGGAAATGACTCCCGCAGTCGGCAAGTTCGACCGGTACCCGCTGATGCGGCAGACGTCGCGCTGGGAGTGGAGGGTGGAGGAGGTGTTCTCCTTCCATGACCCGGTGGTGGGCGTGATCACCTGCCCGGCGCCATCTGCCTCCGATCTGGCCAGCATCCGCATCCTGCGCGAGGTGTTCCGCTGGGGCGCGATCATCGCTGTGGTGTTCGGCATCTTCAGCGCCGCGTTCGGCCTGCCGCTGGTGTTGGCCATCGTCCCCGCATTGATCGCCCTGGCCGCCGTCCTGCTCTATGCCTACATCGCCGGTTATGGCAACCGCATGGGCGCCATGCACGACTTCCTCTACCGCTCCAAGCGCTTCCCGAAAGCGGTGTGCGACCAGATCCTGTGGCGCATGGCCCGGACCGGGGAGGGCATGGCGCGCTCGCGTGCCGCCGTCTTCTACCTGGGCCCGGTCCTCGGCGGCCGGCGCCGCTACGGTCGCGCCTAAATCCTCACGCTCGCGCGGAATCGCCCGCCGAATAGCGCTGCCACTACCTGAATCCTCGCGATCGTGAGGGCGCCTAACCAATCAGCCCGCCACCGCGCGGGCTTTTTCATGCCTGGAGTTTCCCCATGCCCATCACCGAGCACCAGCTGGTCGCCATCCTGCCCGGCGCGGCCAAGGTGGCGGCCGTCTTCGTCCCGGCGCTGAACGCCGCCATGAACCGCTACGCCATCGACCAGAACCCGCTGCGCATTGCCGCCTTCGTCGCCCAGTGCGGCCACGAGTCCGGCGAGCTGACCCGCCTGGTCGAAAACCTGAATTACGGCGCCCAGGGCCTGGCCAACACCTGGCCCAGCCGCTACGCCATCGACCCGCGCGCCAAAGAGCCGAAACCGAACGAGCTGGCCGCGCGCCTGGCCCGGCGCCCCGAGGCGATCGCCAATAACGCCTATGCCAACCGCAACGGCAACGGCCCGGAGTCCTCCGGCGATGGTTGGACCTATCGCGGCCGCGGCCTGGTGCAGGTCACCGGCCGGGCCAACTACGTCGCCGCCGGCGCCGCCCTGGCGCTGGACCTGGTCCGCCACCCCGAGCTGCTGGAGCTGCCCTGGAATGCCTGCGCGTCTGCCGGCCACTTCTGGTCGGTCAACGGGCTGAACCAGCTCGCCGACCTGCAGGACACCGTGGCCATCACCAAGAAGATCAACGGCGGCACCAAGGGTCTGGCCGAGCGCACCGCGCTCACCGCCCGGGGCCTGGCCGTTCTCGCCTGATCCACCCACCGCGTCACCTCAAGGAGAGGGACCATGCCCCTGCCTACCTCGGATCTACCGTTCCAGCGCCTGTTTGGCGACTTCTACAAGCGCCTCGACGACCAGGGCCGCCTCGATGGCCTGATGACCACCGGGACGAACGTGCTGACCAAGCACCTATTCGGTCGGATGAAGACCCAGGACGCCGCCAACGCCATCACCTTCAACATGCAAATCGAGCTGGAGGCGCCTTTCATGGCCTTCCGGATCGGCATCCCCAACATCCACACCGCGGCGGTCACCGGTGTGAAAGCCAGCGTCGGGCTTTCGGCCTCGGCGCCCGCGGCGAACTACCTGGTGCAGACCTCGCCCGAGGGCGGCGAGTGGATCGATTGCACCTTCAACGGTTCGGCGACGGTGGACCTGCTGAAGCAGATCGATGCTGAGCGCTACAGCATGACCTGGTCGGATCTGATCTATCTGCCCAGCATCGCGCGCACGGATGTCGCGAATGGGCGGCCCATCGTCATGGTCCGGATCGAGTTCCCGGCGGGTTCTAAGCTCACGACTCCCTTCAACGACCTGTATTACTGGCGCTCGGTCGGTCCGCGCATCTACTGCTGCTCGAACCAGGAAGTGCAGGGCGTCACCAACAAGGGCGCCTTCACCCAGAACAACGTCTATTCCAGCGGCGGCGATGCGAAGGCCGTGGTGCCGGCGATCCAGTACGTCAGCCAGGCCCGTGGGCACCAGCTGATGCTCTGCGGCGACAGCATCGTCGAGGGGCTCGGTGGCGATGTCCGGGACTATGGCGCCATCCAGCGCGCGGCCTATGAGCTGAGCACGCCGGCACGGCCCATCGAATACTGGAACGCCGGCCTGCACGCCCAGGCGCCCGCGGTCTACAGCCGGATGGTAGACGATCACATCGATCGCGTGCGGCCTACGGTCCTGTTCTATGCGCCCTGGTCGGTGAACGACGTGGCCGCCGGCGGCATCACCACTGCGGCGCTGCGCCGGGCGAAGGGCGAGATGGCCAGGGTGATGGCGACGCTCCAGGGCAAGGGCCAGCGGCCCCTGGTGGCGATCCTTGAGGCGCTGCCGTGCAATACCGACTACCGTGCGGTGGGAGCCGCGGACAGCATCCGGCGGGACTTCAACGTGAACTACCTGCCGAGCCTGTCCGGGGTGGTGCTCATGTCCGGCTACGCCGCGGCGATCACCGGCACCCGGGACGCCAGCGGCCAGGACCAGCTCCGTGATGGTGCGACCATCGACAAGGTCCATCCCAACGACGTGGGTTACATCCTGCTCAAGGCCATTCCGAAGGCCTTCCTGACCCTGCTGCTGGATCGGGTGCAGTAATGGCCGTCGTCGAGCAGTACAGGGGCTGGCTTATCGCCGGCACCGCAGTCGTCCTGCTAGCCGTGGGGATCAGCATTGGCTGGTCCCTGAACGGCTGGCGACTCTCCGGCCAGGTGGCCGATGCCAAGACCGAGACGGCGAACGAGCGCAGTGCCCATCAGGGGGACTTGGTCGCGATCTCGAATGCTGCGGCTCAGCAGGTTCGGGAGGCGCTGGCCAAGCAGCAGGAAGCCCAGCAGGCCGTTGCCGAGTTGGATCGCAAGCACACCGAGGAAATGAAGAATGCGCTCGACGAGAACGATCGCCTACGCGGCGATGTTACTGATGGCCGTCGCCGGCTGCGGCTCCAGGCCAGTTGTCCAGCCAGTGGCGGCAACGTGCCCAATGCCACCGGCACCGCCGGCCTGGGTGATGGCGCCATCCCCCGACTTGATGACGCCGCTGAACGGAATTATTGGCGTCTCCGAGCCGGAATCATCACAGCCCGCAATCAGGTAGCAGCGCTGCAGCAGTACGTGAGAGAGGTATGCCTGGTGCGATAGGACGACAGATCAACAGGATCTGTAGGTGGTTTTTCAGATGATCCCGGGTACCACCCCAATAAATGCTGCGGTGACTGCCGCAGTCGCTATGGACAGCACAATGACTACAAGGCGAAGCTCCCCATCTGTCATTCCTCAGCGCTCTGAGAGCGCCTAGTGGAGCATGCCCATTCGAGAAGCAAGTTCTCTGCGGCGGTTCGATTCTCTCCTCGCTCCTGAAGCTGAGTGATGAGTTGGGCCAAGAAGCCCGGGTCACTCCGAGCATGGTCCATCACCACTTGAAGGTTCAGATCATTGAGAAGCATGGTGCGAAGCTGATATTCGGCGCTACCTATACCCATGTCCCCTCCTAAAGACGGCTGAGAGTAGCCGTGGGAAGGCAGAGTAGACGTATCGCGCCGGAGCCGAAAGTGCCGCTTCGCTTGAGATGGGCTTAATCCTCGCAGAAGGCGACCAGTAGCCCAAAAAAGAAGGCCCGGACTCCAGTCCGGGCCTCGGCTCAATACCTTTAGGGGCTGATCAAGCCTAGGATCTAAGCTTAGGCCAGCACTAGAGAAAAAACCTTCTTGGACGCCGTCACCTGCAGATGATGTGTGTAGAGATGTACGCCTGGATGAAAGTGCCAGCTGTACCGGCCTTAGCCGTCCTATTAGGTCGCGTACAAAGCGGCGAACAATATCGTGGAGATCCCCACACACATTGCGCCCAATGTGAAGAGGAAAATTGACTGCTCGCCGTCTTCACAGTCTTTATCGATCGGGGTGAGTGGCGGCATAGGCTTCCTCACTTGGTAGTCGTACCTAGAGCTGAAAAGCGTCACTGTCCTTGCTAGCTGGTATCGCAACCGAATGGTCCTTTCCGGGTTGAGCTCTTGGTACTGGCTCTGTGGTCTTGCGATTATTGTGCTAAGAAAATGCTATGCGCAAGGTGATGCTGTACTGCACGTCGCATAGGTCGCTACGACTAGCCAGCTCGGATGCCTGCAGGGGAAATGGTATGGGTTCGATGTCGGCAGAACGCCGGAAGGAGGACCTGCAGCCGGGGCCAATTCTGGGGCCAATCGGCGCAATTCAGCGGGTAAAGCGGGGGGCAGATGGGGACGAAACCCGCATGGTTACTGCCCTCTGATCCCCACACAACCCCGTGACTTACTGCATGGTGATGTTAGCGGTGGAGATCAAGGGGGGTACCTGTAAGGGTTTCAGACCGGAGCTCGCCTGCGACCCGAGCCGGCGGGCGGCTTGGGCGG